ATTTATAATAGTTAACCCTTTAACTCTAGTTCTACCACTAAAAACTACATCTGCTGCGTCTACAGTTGTTCCTGCTATAACTGTTCCTGCTGGATCTCCAACAGCTGTTATAGATACAATTGTTTTAAAATATTTTTCTCCTGTTGCTGCTCCGCTGTCTGCACCTGTAATAGATTCAGTCATAGATGTACCATTTACATCTGTGCCTACAACAGTAAATGAAATAGCACTGTCGTCGCTACCTGATGTAATTTCAGTTAATCTTCCTGAGCTATTAGTTACAGATCCACCAGAAGCTAAAGCGCCCCCAAGTGTCAAAGCTGCATTATTAGCAACCTGTGCTGAAGCTGAATAACCGTTATCGTCTGCTGCTACAACATCAGAAATAAATATTGCTTTTACGTCTGTCATATGTGACATAATTTACTCCTTTATAAAAAAGTGAGGCTTTTACACCTCACTAAATGTTAATTTAATTACGCAGCGAAACCGTAAAATTTCAATAGAAATTTACCAGCTGTGTAAGTTGCGTTTGTTGCTCCACCAGATGCTGCTAGATAAATAAAGTCATCAGCAGGTGGTACAGTTGTAAAACCTTTTGATGCTAAAACTCCAGTCCAATCTGCGCCTGTATCTAGAAGTTTAGTTTCTGTTAAACCTGTTACAAGAGCTTCCTCTACACCAGTTGATTCATTTGCAGAAAATATATCAATATCAGGTTCTCCGCCAGCAGGTGTTTCTAAACATTGACAATATCCAGATAAAATAGTTCCGTTTACAGCCGCTGTAATTTGTCCGTAATGAGAGTTTGCAGTATCTGCTTTACCAATGATATCGCCATTCGCTCCGCCAGAATTTAAACCTGTTAAATCTAATACAATTGTAGTTTCAATAATGTTACCTGTAGTAACTACTGAATGTTTTACAATAGCGTTTGCTACTGCTGAAATACCTGTACCTACAGTCATTTGTGCAGTTGTAGCTAAACTAGTTGCTCCAGTTGCTGTTAAAGTGCCACCTATTGATGCGTCTGATGAATAAGTTGAGTTGTCAGTAAAAGCTCCTGTGGAACTTTTTGTAACTTTTTTGAAACCGTTCTCTGATCGAACTGCTCCATTAAATGTGGTGTTAGCCATTGTTAATCCTTCGTAGTCTAATCATACCGTCTCTTCTACGATTGTCTGCTAGGGCAGTCGGCATAATTGGTTAATCCTAGGGTCTTATGAAGGGGCAACTAAGTGCCCCTCCACTAATTTAATTACTCGCCTGGAGTTCCGAAAAGACCACGCCAGTCAGAGAATCCAAAAGAATATCTCTCTCTAGCTTTGTATCTTACGTTACCAGTCTCAAAGTCACCTTCCATAGAAGTTGAAATTGGAGTTCTAGTGAAATACTTCATACCGTCAGGGGCATCAGTTCTAATAAAGAACGCATCAGTATCAGTGAACCTGTGGTTAACAAAGTAACCTCCAGGAATCATTCCTGATCCTTTAATAGCGTTGATATCATTATCTGCTGTACCTGTTCTGTACGGAGAAGTTAGTAGACGTTCTGCAGTGAAAACTAATTCCTTAGGAATGTGCAAAGTTTTAGCTTGAATAGCTGCTGGTATACCTTTGTCGTCTTTGAAGCCACTAATATCAATTAGTGATTGCTCTAAAGAAGTCTCAGATAAATCAGAGTTAGATGACAAGACATTACTTTGTACAGTTCCAGATGCAGTTGGATGAGAAGCGTTCAATAAAGATACTCCGTCTCCGCCTACAAAAGAACTAGAAAACGCATTATTATATACGTTTGATGCTGTAGTCTGTTTAGTTGAAGCCATTGCTCTTGCTAGTGATTTAGTTAATCTTGTAGACAGTTTGTCATAAAGATTATCTTCCATCGCTTCCTCAGTAATTGAGAATGCAAGTGCAATTGTGTTGTGGCTGTATCTTGCGATAAAACCTTCGCCTGCTTCGGCATAAGAGATAGATGCGCCTTCACCTTTAATTTGAGCTTGCTCAAATCCAGGGAAAAGTACTTCTTCTTCAAATGCTCTTTTTGATGTTTCTGAATCAAACAACACCGCGTGCTCGTCTTCATATCTACCATACTCGCTACCGAATATCGCGTGAAGACCTGGTGTTAATTCCTTCAGGATCTGTGCTCTTGAAATAGCCATATTATATTATCCTTTCTATTATATACCAGTCACGCCAGTGGCACCGTTGCCATGCTGATGTGAGTTGATTCTAACTAATACACTCATTGTAGTTCCTACAGCAGTGTAAGAACCGTCAGATTCTGCGCTACCAAGGACTTGCAATGGAAAAGTATTAGTTGTAGTTCTAGTGCTTGAGTCAGCAACTAGACCTGATTTATGTGTTATTGAACTTCCAGTTGGAGATGCAACAACTTGTACCAATTCACCAACTGCTGTGCCGTCAACTGCTGTTCCAACTTGATCTGCTTCGATTCTGAAGAGAGTAGCGGGATCATCATAAACAAATGCTTTATATTTGTCTTTAGCGACTAAGCCATTAGGGATTGATCTTGCGTATTTAAATTCACCTGAAGAGTTATCTTGGTATTCTGCACCATAAAAAACGCCTACTACAGCGCCTGGAGAAGCTGCACCTATATCCGTAACAAGTAGACCAGCAGCATAAGTTACTAAGTCTCCTTCGAAAAACGCACTAGGAGCAGTTGCAGCAATACGATAACCATTTCCATCAGAAAAATTGTTGGTACGGTTTAAACCGCCACCAGCATGCTTTATAGGTTCTAGACCATATGCCATGTTAATTTCCTTCCAAGGTTAATCAAGAACCAATTAATTTCAGTCCTCGAAGTTTGCTTTTGACCTTTGACCACCAACTGATACAGTTGATGAAGATCCGTCTTGGCTAACTGGTGCCATTGCGCTGTCTTGGGACGTAAAGTCCTTATTAGCAGATTTAGCCTGTCTATCTGTTAAAGACTGGAAATATTCTTTTCTTTGACTTGCGACATCTTGATCAATTTTCATCAAGATCAAATCACCAGAACGAACAGTTCCCGCATGTTTGCCAGTATCTAAAACGTCATAGCTATGATCATCCCCTAATTCCTCAGGAGTGACAATTTCATAACCTTGACGTGACCTTCCGTGAACGTTAGCATTTTGATTATCACCAAGAAGTTCGTGACGTATCCATCTATATTGGACTCCGTCTGGAGCTTTTGGTGTATCTAGCTTGCCCGCGATAGACCATGTTTTTTTACGAGTTCCCGATGCTCGTGTTTTTCGGGTAGTTTTAGTAGCCTGTGTCATATCAGTACTCCTTTATATCGCATTTAAGTTGCGTAGTTTTTGTCGCGCATATTCTTTATAGTCAACTCCTAGTCTATCAGCCATATCCACTTCGGATCTGGTCAATGTAACTTTTTGTTTTCCTGGAGCTACACGCGTACCCCCAATAACTGTAGTAGATTTTTTTGCATTTGTGTTTTTAAATTTCTCTGGAAATTCTTCACGCACTCTTGCATCCAATTCGCTATAGTATTCTGCTGCATCTACTTGAGCTGATACCCCTTCTTCTATTAATTCATTATGAATCATCATAGCAGCTTGGGTCATCACCTTATCAGTTCTAGTACCACCACCAAACCATTGGTTTCGTTTTTGCCAACTTAGTGCCCTTCTATCGGGTGCTGTTGTTGGTTCAACTGCAGCTGGTTGTGCTTTAGTATCTGATGTAGAAACTTGTCTAGATTTTGCCTGCGTCTCTGCTCTTGCTTTATATTGTTTTGCAACTAATGTTTCAGCTTTTGATTGTGCTAAAATATCTGTTGCTTTAATTTCTGCCTCAATATCTCCAGCTTCTTTAGCTACTCTAAGAGCAGATAATGCTTGGGATTCTTGCGCTTCTAATTTGTCAACATAACTTTCTAGAGCTTGGACTTCGGAATCTTTATTACGACTTACAAGATCATCATTATTTCTTGACAAAGATTTTCGATCCTCATCAGATTTTGCTAATGCTTCTTCAAGTTCTTTCTTTTGTTTAATAAGCCGTTTTATTCTTTTTTCAGCTCTTTTCCCATAAGTTTTAACTTGAGTTTTTTCTTCTTGTTCATCATCCGCTTCAAGATCTGGAGAAGTTTCTTCTTCTTCTTCAGTTTCTTCAGTTTCTGCAGATTCTTGGGTTTCTGGAGCAGTTTCTTCTTTAACTGTCTCTTCAGACTTAGATGTAGATTCTTCTACAACTTCATCTTCATTAGGTAGTTCTACTTCAATATCATTGATATCTTCAATAGTGTCGTCTTTTGTTACATCTTGCATGTAAATCCTCCTCGGTTGCGAACCGCGTTAATCGCTATTTATCTAATAGTATATGTTTTTACAATATAATACAAGGGGTCTTGTTTATTTAGGTGCAATTTTTGTTGGGTCTGGTATTGTTGCAACTACTTCATCATCATTTATAATAGAGTATTCTTCACCTTCGTACGTAAATTTAAGACCTACGTATTTTCCTGTAAGAATCCAATCTCCTTTTTTACACCATTGAGTTTTAGATTTTTCCATATCAGTGTAACAATCTTCTCCTAAAGATATAACTTGAGAACAAACAACAGCGTATTTCTGTGCTTCTCTAGTTGAATCAGCTAAAATAATACCTCCTGCTGTTTTAACTTCTATTTCTCTAGGTTTTACAAGTAGCCTATAGCCTTGTGGTGTTGGTAATTTATTCATCGTCTCCTCCTAATGATCTTATTAATTTATTATGTTCCGTACGTATACGGTCTTTCATATCTGTTAAAGTATGTTGTATACCTAACATATATTTATAATCTGCATAAGTTTCTACACCTTGCAGTATTTGTATTTGATTTGCTGAGATAGCTTCATTTAAAACTTTTTCCAAAGCTTCTCGCAGTAATTTAGAATCCATAGTCTCTCCTGTCAGTGAGGGGGCACATTTAATGACCCAAGATCAGTATATACTATTTAGTCCTTGTTTTCAAGTAGGTCATAAAAATATTTATCATCATCTCCTGCAGTCCATTTACTCTCAGTTTCTACATTGTATTCAATAGAAGATACTTTAAAGTCTGGTTTCTCTAGTTTAGATGGAGATAAAGATTTATCATAAAATAACACCCGATTATTAGGTTGTGCTGCAAAATGTTTATTATCTAAACATAATATATTAAATGATTTATGTTCTTCAGGTATTTCTGAATAACCTGTATTTATCATGTTTTTATCTGGATGACAATTGTCTATTGTAAATAAATATTCTCCAGTATACCATTGTCGTGAGGGTGCTAAGTATTTAACTTTACAACCTGATATGGCTGCTTTCTCAATTACAGTTATACCGTAATCAAATGCGTCCCATAGTTCTAATTCTTCTAATTCAAGATCTAATTTAGTAGGTTCAGTAACAAAGGCACTAATAGGAAGCTTATCATATAAAGCCCCATAACTAGGCAAGTACGTTTCAAAGTAAAGCGCTCTACCTTGGATAGATTTACAGCTAACCCAAACACCTTCTACAAATTCTCCATGACCCTTTTGATGGTCATATAAATATTGTTTTTTAACATAGACTTTTGTTGGTGGTACGTTTGCTACTAGAAATGACATTCAAACATTAACCGCCTAAGGGGTTTTTATTTTGTAATTTAATTTCTTGTATTTGCATATCTTGTAATTCGTTTTCTTTACTAACAATAGCTACTTGTTTTACAGCTTCTGTTATTAATTTTTCTAATGATTTAATTGATTGTAGAACAGGGTTTAAATTTGTTGCAACAGGGATATCCAACATAGCAATAGATTCTCTAACTTTTGCTATTTCTTTAAAGACTAAAGTTAAATCTACAGGTTTAATTTTTTCTTCTACTTTTGCTATTCTGTCTATTAAGTCTACTTTGTATTCATTAGCGTATAATAAAACTTCATCAAATTGTTGCGTTAAATCTTTGTCTTTTTGTTTTAGAGAACTTAAATTAACTACTGGTTTTTTTTCTAAAACTGAAATCCTATTGTTAAACTCCCCCCATGCGTAAAATCCTCCTCCGATAGCCGATATGACTCCCAGGAGTGCAGCGTAAGTTGATAATTTGTCGATAACTTTCATTTGCCCCTCAATATGTTTAATTCTAACATAATTTGATCTTTTTGTCTAGATATGTTGTATAGTTTCTTTTTGTGAACTTCAATTTCATCATTTTCAATATATTCATTCAAAGAAATTGTTTGGTATATTTCTTTGTTATAAACGCCTAGATCAGGTTGAATTGTAAATAAACCTGAATCTGTAGAATAGATATCTTTAGATTTATAAAAATTAAGCTTATTGTAGGCGTTTAGTGTGTTATTATTTTTAAAAAATAAATCTTCTTTTGTAAGATTTTTTGTATTTTGTTTAATTATTTTTGCAATTTGTCTAGCAACATTTTTTAAATTTTTATTAATTTTGCTATCTATCTTTGCAACATCTGAAGCAACCCCGTTTTCAGTGTCCACTTTTCGATCTTCCTGTTGTACAACTTCTTGCTCTCCATCTTCTTCTGGCTGTACTTCGGAGTCCTCAGATCCTTCGCTATCGGGTTCCTCTTCTTTGTTATTTTCTGGTTGTTCTTCAGGTTCTGTGTCATCTTGTGTTACATCTTTTTCAGGTTCGCTCTCTGAAGCTGGTTCTCCCATTTTCTCTGGCTCCATTGTCTCTGTTTCATTCTCAGCAATCTCCGATACGCTTTCTTCGTTTGTTGCGATTTCTTCCACTGGTTCGTCAATCTCTTCAAAAGATTCTTCAGTAAATTCATCATTGAATTCCTCCTCAACTATCTCTTCAAAAAACTCCTGTTCAGTCATACCTTCTTCTTCTAAAAATGCTGCAAATTCTTCAGCCATTCCAGAATCTTCTAAGAAAGTAGTAAACTCTTCTTCAAATTCCTCCTCAAATATTTCTTCCATCATTTCCATATCACCATAATCTTCTTCAAAAAAATCATCTGGTGGCGCAATTTCTTCCATGTCAAAGTCTTCAAACAGGGGTGGAGAATCAAATTCTGTTACATCAAAATCCAACTCTTCTTCAAAATAAAAATCATCTTCAAAGTATTCACCTTCGCCCATATCAAATTCTGTATCATACTCTTCAAAGTCTTCCCAGTCTGTTGTGTATTCTTCGTCTTCTATTATATAATAATCATCTTCCCATGTATAGTCATCTTCAAACCACTCTTCATCAGGTGGTGGAATCTCATCTATTATGTCTACAATGTCTTGGTCAATATCATCTATAACATCCAGCGTTTCCTCATCTATAGGGTTGACATATGTATAACTTATATTTAATTTTACATTATCTACGTCAGGGCCTCCATGCCCACTGGAATTACTTGAATCATCTATATCTATTGTTACTTTAATATTATAGTCTGTTGAAGTATTAACACCTACAGTTGCTGTATCAGTATAAGTCTGATAGTAGTTGTGATTACCTGTTACAGTTCTAGTTTGTGTAGAAGTATTATTACTACTGTCCGTGAGTTCTTGTGTCATGGTAACCGAATCAGTGCCTCCCCAGAACCATATATCATTTGACATAGTGCTTGTAAAACCATTATTAATTTCAGATTGTGTCATCTGAGTTTTTTCAGTAAGTTTTATGGTTTGATTAACACCCCCATTATCTACACCTGCTAGAGAACCTTTAGTTATTCCACAAATAGCACTAGGAGAAGTAGGTTTTCCACATTCATTGCCGTAGTTGGGATGGTGTTGCTGAGTAGCGCCATGGTTTGTCCATGATGAAGTGCCCCCAGTAAATCCAGAGTTATTTAATAAGTTACCTGTATTGATCTCAACTCCGTAAACGGAGCTACTGATCAGAAATAATAAAAGTACTAGATGGAACATTGATAAAAGCTTTCATTGATTTATCCAATTGCCACATTAAAAACCAGCAAAGAGATGCAGTTATAATAATAGCTAAAAAGATACTTTTCATTTATGTATCTTTATAACTACATTTTCTGTAGGTGAGAAATCTTTTTTAATTAAAGCTTCTTTTAAACTTTTGTCTTCTTTATCTTTTAATCTTTTAGCTTCTTCTTCTTTTATAATATCTTGATCTCTTTTATGTTGCTCTATAACTTCCAATTCTTGGTCTATTTGAGAACGAGTTTCTAATTTAGATACATAAGACTTATAATCTGGTCTTTCTACATCATATTTATTCCACTGTGCTATGGCTTCTTTTCCAATCTTACCTTCAAACGGGCAAGGAGTTCCTGCCATAAGCATAGCTTCAAATACACGCTCATCTTGACATAGTATACTCACAGCTGCAACTTTCATTCCGTAATCAAAAAGTACCTTAGATAATTTTATACGTTCGCAGTTTAAATCCCTAATATGTTTGCCACCTGATATTCCTAAACCTAATGTAGTTATAGAACCACTTACTCCCATTGAACATACATCTTGACTCATAGCCGAGTATGAAGGGGCATTTGCTGATCCTACAGGTATATCAGAACCTGTTGTAGAATTAGTAGTTGAATTGGTAGAAGTAGTTGTATTAGTTTGACCATCATTGTTATTTGTTGTAGTAGCCTCATATCCACCTGTAATTTGGGTATTACTTCCCGAAGTATTTGTTTGGTCATTATCATCATTTGTTGAATCAGCTAAAGCTGGTGATGCTAACGTTAATAACATTAATACTACTAATAATTTCTTCATGCTTTTGTTGCCTTTTTTGTACGTTTAAATGATCTATTTGCAGTTTTAGATTTTACAACCAGATTACTAGAGTTGTTGTTTAAAGGATTTCCATCCTTATGATCAACATCCATACCTTTTCTACCTTTTAGTTTGTTAGCCGCATTACGGCTAGCACGTCTTTTTTTCTGTTTTTCAGTAGAATGGTAATTATCATATTCTTTTCTATAATTTCTATTTTGCTTTGACATTATACCCTAACAATTCCATTTACGCAAGGACTTATTTATTCTAGAATTAGGATCTTTAGCTGTCTTTGAACTAGTTAATTTCTTTTTCATTCCTGACATACGAGCACAAAATGACTTACGTCTATTGGCTGCTTTAGATCCTTTCTTTAATTTAGATGGTTTAGTTGTGACTGCAGTTTTAAGTTTAGAACCAGGATTAGCTTTACGATAAGATTTAACCCCTTTAGCGTTTAACCCGCCTTTAGGGTCTTTTCCTTCTTTGCGTGTCCAAGCTGCAGTTTTCTTAGCCATTACTTCTTCTTTTTTTTCATTCCTTTATTCATTCCGTTACCCATTTTTTTAGGAGGAGGAGATATTCTCTTTTTTTTCATCTTTAAGTTAGGCTGTGCTACATGTGAAGGTACAATTCCGTTCCTTTGATAAGTTTTAGCAGCCATGCTTCCACCTGCTAAAAAATCTTTCATTGTCATTAATTTAGGCATATGATTTTCCTTTCTTTTTTTTCTTACCCCTTAACATAGCAAAATCTGCTGATGTAATTTTACCATCTTTGTTCATGTCTAGTTTATTTACTTTACCTTTTACTTTTTTCTTTTTTTTCTTTTCAGGTGGTCTTCCTTTTTTACTTCCGTAAGTTCCTTTTCCTGCTGGCATATATTATCCTTTCGTTTTAGCTCTATCGCGTACAGCTG